TTGGTGCGTTCGGATTCTGATGACTGAGATTATTTTTACCGCAACGGCAGTTGCTTTTTTCTGCCTACTCGGTTATACTGTGGAACAACTATCCGAAACTTACTAAACTGATGGCTTTTAATATCACACTTCGTCAACCTGATGGTACTGAAACGGTTATTCCTTGTGAGGATGACCAGTATATTCTTGATGCTGCTGAAGAAGCAGGTGTTGATATGAATTACTCTTGTCGTGCTGGTGCATGTTCATCTTGTGCAGGTAAGATTGTATCTGGTACGGTTGACCAATCCGATCAGTCTTTTCTTGATGATGACCAAATTGAAGCAGGTTTTGTGTTAACATGTGTTGCATACCCAACTTCTGATTGTGTCATTGAGACTGAAAAAGAGGAAGCACTTTATTAATTAGCATGACTAATCCCAACCAGTTATATCAAGATATGCAAAAACTGGATGACATGTATGAAGAACTTCTCTGGCATCCAGATGACGAGCTACAATTCACTCATGATGGTGAACGTATAATCATAACAAACAAAACTTTGGAGCAAAAACAATGAATCAAAACGCAGAACGCATCAATGGTTGGGCAGCAATGATTGGAGTCATTGCCGCAATGGGTAGTTATGCAATCACAGGACAAATCATCCCCGGAGTATGGTAAATGTTAGTATTCGCATCGAGTCTGGTAATTCTTTTTGTTATTAATGCAGTCTTATCTGATATTGATGTTGATGATGACAACGACGGACCAGGAGGTGGTATGATGGTTCCTGTGTACAATCCTAATTAATATGAATCACATGAATGGAAAACTTGACCCAGAAGAACATGTTATGGAACCTCCCACAATTTTTGAACAAGTTTCTCTTCTTGCTCAAAAATATGGGTGGGAAGAAGGTGACAACATTGTAGTTGAACTTGCTGGCACTCAAATCTCTGGTATTGATGTTGGTGAAGAATATAATAAAAAATGGCAATCTCCAATTGGTACTCGTAAATACAATAAAGATGCTTTTATCGTTATCAAGAATCAAACTCGTAGAGATTTGAGTAAGTCACAACCTATGGATAGAGAGCACAAACCACATCATCTTAAAACTGAAAAAGAACTTGCTGCTGAAATTAAGCAGGAAGATGATAAAAAAATGTATGATACATATAGCAAGTAAATTACTTAATTGTTAGGATAAAAACAAATAACTTAAATAAAACATGCAAATAAATCAAGACTGTGCTATAAATAAGCAGAGTCTTTTTTTAGGATATGCCAAAGAATCAAATGAATAAAGATGAACTAATCTGTCATGTTCTCAAACTAAAGTATGAAGTTGATGGGGAGTCAAAAAAGGTCTGGCAGAAAGAAAAAGACTTAGCGCATAAGTATCTTAATCGAGTTTTGGATAGAATCCAGGAATATCGATACTAAATAGTAAAATCCAATATTGGATAAACCACCCAAGGAGAGTTATTTGAGTTAATTTTTATATCCGAACTCTTTGTTGGATACCCTTCAAAAGGTATGACGAATTTAACGAGAGAAGTGCTTGTAAAACTAATTGTTGCCGAAGAAATTCGGGATATGAAAGGTGATAGTTACATAGAAGCACTTAAACATCTCTACCATAAATGGGAACATGTTTCTAGTGATGAACTATGTACCCGGTATAACGATATACAAAAAACAAATATAACGAAAGAACAACTTAAACCATAACCATTGACAAACCTTTTATAACCATGTATTATAATATTCCCTTAGTGAGAGGCTTGATTTGATTAAGACATTTGCTATAATTTCACTTATTGCCAGTTCATGTACTGCAGCAACTGTTGATGTTGCAGCAGAAATGAATCCTAGCAATCAGAATATTCCTGTAGTTTCATATGAACCTACTTGGAAGTGTGAAGACTGCAGTCCGGCAGAGCAGTATGTTCTCTCACAACTTCAAGAGAAGACGAACATTACTGATGTCAATGCTCTTGCTACACTGATGGGAAACATCAAGCAAGAGAGTAAGTTCATCGCTAACATCTGTGAAGGTGGTGCCAGGGTGTCTTATACTGAATGTACTTCTGGAGGATTTGGTCTTATTCAGTGGACTTCTATTGGACGTTATAAAGCTCTTGGTAGTTTCTGTGCTAAGTATGGATGCAATCCTAGCAGTTTGGAAGGTCAAACTCGTTACATGATTAACGAACCAATCTTCCAACGGTATCTTCCTGAGTTTGAAGGACATGGAAATTCTATTTCACAGTATATGGTTCCCGCATACTACTGGTTAGGATGGGGCATCAAAGGCAACCGTGAAATCTATGCTTATGATTATGCTAAAAAGATGGTATTCGCATGACATACCCTGCACCAGAATATCTTAAAGACGACCCTTGGTTTGGTCATGGTTGCTTCTCTCTTCATCAAATAGACTATAAACTTGCTTACGAACAAGCTGTTATTGAAAATCTATTACTTGATGATACCAATATAGAAGTAAAAAATATTCATGAGTTGATGTATAATATTGCTACGGGTCATGGTAAAACTACTCTACAACTTAACTCTACATCTGAGTTGGGTGGTGGATCTGAAAATTACCATGAAGGACCTGGTGGTTGTAATTCTGGAAAAGGAACTTTATAATAGTGACAACACTAATTGATTGGCGTTATAATGATGCAAGAATGCTTATTAGACAACAAGCACTCAAACTCTTGATGGAAAGGTTTGGTAGTCAGATGATAAATGGGGTTCCCAAATATCGACAATCAACAATCTATGAATGTGCTCATGACTGGGTATCCCAGGGACATAGCAATGTAACAGGAATTATTAATTATTACACAGACTATTACTTATGAAAAAGATTATTATGACTTTGCTGGCAGCATGTCTTGCTGTCCCTGCTGCAATTGCAGAACCAATTAGGGAAAGTGAATACAAGACTATGCACTCTATGGGATGTATGCTCCTTGGTGAGTGTACTGATGATGTGAAGGAAGTATTTTCTATGCTTGACATCTCATCGGAGTATGATAACACTGAAGAATTCACTGGTGTCACTGGTGAGTTTCATAATATGCTTATGTCATTGAGCCAAGTTGGAGTCAATGTATTCCTTGCTGACGAAAAGTATTTTCCGAAAGGACATCGTGGTGTCTATCATACTCTCTCCAATAACTTCTTTCTGAATAAGAACTTTATGGGAAAACCCAACATCTTAATGATGGTTATGCGTCATGAAGGATGGCACGCTGCACAAGATTGTATGGCAGGTACGATTGATAACAGTCTGATTGCTATTATTGAACCAGAGGATGAAGTTCCTATGATCTGGCGTGTAATGGCAGAACGCACATATCCAAAGTCTGCAGTGCCGTGGGAAGCAGAAGCACAGTGGGCAGGTAGAACAGAGAACATGACAATGAATGCTCTTGCTGCATGTGCTGGTGGTAAGATGTGGGAAGTTTATGAACCTACTGCTCTTACTAGAAAGTATTTGGTAGACTTCGGATATATTAAGGATTGATAAATAATTATGCCTTTGCCTCTTTAAGATGCCTGTAGCACCAACTGCTCCAGTAAAGAAAGAGGAAGCCAAAAAGGAAAATAAATTTGAGTGGGCGGATGAGGGTGTATCAACTCTCGTCCGAGTTGTTATTCTTGGGTGGTCAGCAGCAATTCTGACTCTTAATTATGTAACTGTTCCTGGCGTTCCTCAAAAAAACATCGATCCAACTTTTATAGCCAGCGTTTTTACGGGAACGCTGGCTACTTTTGGTGTCATGCCTTCTAGGAAGAAGGATGAAAAGTCAGAAGATGAAAAAATCGAGAAAGTACAAAAATGAGAGACGATGGTAATTGGAGACATGATTACTTAAAAAATCAAGGAGGATTGTCTACTTACCAACAAAAAATCTTATTAGAAGGTCCTAAGTCTCTCTCTCAAGCATGGCAACTTAATTCTATGTGGTACGACTATAAAAAGAGATTTAACAATGAACCTAGTACTTAGACCAATTGATAATGTAAGTGACCCCGTATGGAGTGTCATAATCTCCCTCGTCATTCTTTTGGCGGGGGTTTTATATTATATTGTCTATATAATAAGTATGGCTAACAC